GGGGACGCTGGTCCAGCACGCCGGATACATCAACGCCCACCGGCTGCAGCGGATCGCTGCAACGTACTGCGACCCCGCCGGCCGGAACAAGAACGACCAGACCGGCAAGTCGAACGTCCAGTTGTTCGCCGAACACGGTATCCGGTGCCGGTACACGCTGAGCCCGAAGCTGCGGGAAGTGCGCAATGGCGTACAGATGGTCCGAGCCATGCTCCGATCGGCCGCCGGTGGCGCCCGGTTGTTCTACGTGCCATCGGCAGGTAATCGGGCGTTCGTCCGGGCCATGCAGAGTTACCGAAATCGCAAGGTGAACGGTATCTGGCTTGACGAGCCGAAAGACCCACAGGAACACGAACACATCCCCGACGCACTGCGATACTTCGTCGTGAACAGACAAGCCTCCGAAGGCATCGGACGAGTCCAGTTGGGAACAAGGTAGCGACGCGTCCCCACCACCAATCGTCAATTGCCTGTTGAAAGCAGCGCAGGCTTCTCGTCGCTGCCGTGCAATTGGAGATTGGATATCGGGGGTTGGATACTGGAAAGATCCTATGGCACAGACCCGGAAGACGGTAACCGATTTCGATCCGAGCGCGACCTGCGGCACGTATGACGAGCTGTGCGAATCGTGGCGGCTCAATCGTGACTTCGCCGAGATGCACTTGTCGACGCTGGCCGACGGGGCATATCTCGACGAGTTCGGCGGCACGGCCAGCGAACCGGCCACCCAGTACGCCAAACGCAAGACATGGTCGCTTGCCCTTGACCACTGCCAGGACATGATCGCGCTGCGCGTGGACAACATCTTTCGCACGCCGCCCAAGCGCATCTACGACCGATCGCCCCACCGGGACCTGATACGGAGTCTCCTGGCTGACGTTGACGGGGGCGGCACGAGGATGGATGCGTTCATGCGCCGGGCGCTGGTGCAGTACTACATCAACGGCGTGGATATCGTCGTGGACAAGGCACAGGCCCCCGCCGAGCCGGCCAATCAGGCCCAGGAGGCCCGCCTGGGCCTGAGGCCCTACCTCCACGCCTTCGGTCCCCTCGAACGGGTGGACTGGGCGGTGGACCACGCCGGCAAGTATCTCTGGGCGCGATACTGCCTGGGTGAAGCCCCGGCTAACGATGAATGGTCCGGCGCGACAGGCCTGACGCAGTACCTGACGATCACGCCTGATGAATGGCGGCTGTACGAGGTCCCGGGCCAGTCCGAACAGCCGACCACCGTGGCTACCGGTTCGCACAGCCTTGGCATATGCCCGGTAGTGCCGTTCTATTTCAAGGAGTCAGCCAAGAGCGACTACCCGAAGGTCCCTTTGAGCCTACTGACACGCATCGCGCCGATCGCTCGGTATCTTCTGAACCTCATCTCACAGATCCAACTGGACATCTACAGGAACATCGGGTTCCTCGTGGCCACGGGAGTTGAACCGGACCGGGTGCCCACGGAGATCACACCGATGGGGTGTTGGGCGCTGCCTGACGGCGCAACCCTGTCGGACGTGGCCGGGTCGGTCGATCACATCCGCGAGAAGCGCGAGTTTGCGAACATGCTCATCGAGGCCATCTTGCGAATCGGCAAGCTGGCGGGCCACAGCGGACAACTCAAGGCGCGCGCAACCTCGGGGGTTCAGGTCGCGGTGGAGCGGACCGACCTCGACAACGAGATGCAGATGACCGCCGCTCAGGCTGAGGCGGTTGAAGGAGAAGTCGTCCGCATAGCCGTCTCACGAGCCCTGGGCAGGCCTGTGACAAGAGACGAGTTGGCCTACACCGTCGAGTACAACAGGAAGTACGTCCTGGCCGGGACGGCCGAGATTATCGCCAACATTGGCGCTCTGGTGAAGACCGACACGCATCGCCAGGTGCCCGAGCCGCTGCGGATACTCCTGCGGCAACTGATCAAGGCGCTGGCCGGCGAGGATGACGAAGCGTACGCCGCTGCAATGCAGCAGGTTGCCGAGATGACGGTCGGCCCACCTCGAGAGACAGACCATGACTGAGAAGACAGACGAGACGAAACAGGACACGCCCGACGACGGGCACGGCGACGCCGACCCGATCGACGCCGAACGCCTCAAGGCGCTTGAGGAGGAAAACGCCGTCCTTCGCGGGCAAATCGAGAGACTCTCGGCGATGCGCGACGAGGCAGACGCCCGTGACCGCCGGCTGGTCGAAGCTCAAGACGAGAACCGCACACTGCGCCGCCAGGCGGCTGACGCCATCCTGGACCAGGCCCTGCGCGCTGCCGCCGACACACTGGAGATCGACCCCCAACTCGTCCTCGGCATCTACAAGGACCACTTCAAGGCCGCCCCGGACAAGGATGGGACGTTCCGCATCGAACCCAACCCCACCGAGTGGCTTGCCAGGAAGGCCAGGTCCGATCCGCTGCTGCGCCGATCGACCGAATCGGTCAGGCAGCGCAAGGCCGACAACTCCACTGCGGACGCCCTGACGACCTGCGAGATCGACGCCCTGAGCGACGAGCAGGTGCTTCGGCTGGTCGAAATGTTCGACCGGGACCCCCAGAAGAAGAGCCGGTTCATCGCGGAACACTCAGATACGCCGAGCGGCGCGCCCTACCTCAGGCTGTGCGCACGTGCCCAGCGACTGGGCTACCGTCGCGGCGGCACGTAAAGGCAGGACAGAATGACGATCGACGCGCTGGGCGAACAGGTGACCGTGCTGGCAAGCAGGCAGCGAGCCGCGGACCGCACGGCTCGCGTGCAGGCGTTGCGACGCTACTGGCGGATCGTGCAGAGGCACGGTAACCCCCGACCCGACGATGCCAGGACACTGCAGGATGAGTTACTGCGCACGCTCGGCAAGAGCGAAGCGGACTTGGCCGGCGACATCGCCCTGGTGGTCGAGTTGGCCCGGGTCGAACTCCGAAGCCGCGACGTCGGGGGTCTTGCTCGAGCCCGAGACGCAGCCACACGCCGCTACGAGCAGGCCCGCGAGGCCATGGGCGGACATATCCAGGCCATCAGGGACAACGTCAGGAAGCTCCGCGAAGTGGCCAGCCTCGCAGACGGCCGGTTCATGCGGGCCCGCGACGCGGCCGGCCGGGCCGATCAACTCCGCGCCGAACTCAAGAAGCGACAGGACCGATAGACAGAGCGATCGGGGATCAGCAGTCGTGCGCAGCACGCGCAAGGGAGTTTCTCAGTGTCCGAGGAGTCAACCGTTCAGAAGGACCCGCCCGAACCCGAGGCCCGTGACCAGACAGAGGACCCATTTGCGGCAGAGCGGAACAAGCTCGTGGCGGAATCGAAAAAGTACCGCCAGAGAGCGCAGAAGGCCGAGAGCCGAATAGCCGAACTCGAGAGGCGGTCCTTGTCGGACGAGGAGTGGGAACTCTTTCAGCAGTTGCAGGCCCAACGGGCCGCAATGGAGGAAGACCAGGCTCGCGTGGCCCAGCGGTACGACGAACTTCTGGCAGCCCGGCAGGCGCAGTTCGATGCCGATCTGGTCGCCGTAACGGCTGACCGTGACAGCGCGATGGCCGCGTTCGAGAGGGTTGCCGTGACGGCACCCATCCAGGCGGAACTGGCCAGGCGGGGCGTTACCGACGTAACGGCGGCAGTGCACCTGATCCAGAACCTCCACCCACACTGCGCTACGGCCAAGTTCGTGGACGGCCGCGCCGTCGTGCAGGTCGTCGATCGCCTGGGAGACCCGGTTATCGACACAAGCCAAGGGTCGGACCAGACCATCGGCATCGATGCCCTGGTGGCCGAGTTCCTGGCCACCGACACGGGCAAGCACTTCCTCCCGGCTTCCGGCGACACCGGAAGCGGGGCGTACAAGGGCTCGCCATCGGGCCCAACGTTGGCCGAACTTCTGGCCGATCCGGACGCCAAGGCGGCATTCATCGCAAAGCATGGCGGCGCGGCGTTCATAAAGCTCGCCCGTCAGAAGAGAAGGCCTAGACCGTAATCATCAGTTCGTGCGGCCGACCGGTGAACGCGTTGACCGGTCAACCGGCCAGCCCATACGCGCCCGGCGGCGCCCTGTACACGGGAACGTCTCAAGGCGCCCTGTGTCAACCGATCACCCAGCGAACCAGTCAACCAAGCACCGTAAGGAGACATACCGATGTCACGAAGCACCAACATGGTCATCCCCGAAGTCGTCCAGTTTGAGGGCGTTCGCCAGTTCATGGAGAAGGTCGATGTGTTCAACGCCGCCTCCGGCGGGGCCATCACGCTCGACTACTCCCCGGCATACCTGAACGCGATCGGCGGCGACTACCGCAAGCCGATCCGGTTCGCGCGCCCGTCCGGTCTGGACGCGCATGTTGACGAGGCGGATCCGGCCACCGCCGATACCCCCGCGACGTTCGCCCAGGCCAAGGGGGCCACCGTGCACCAGGCCAGGCGAGCCTACGGCAAGTGGACCCGTGACGAGGTCACTCGCGGGGCCGCGACGGCAGCCCAGTGGTCCGAGGCCGTGGCCGCGTTCGTCGCAGACTACAAGCTGGAGGCGATCCGCAACAACCTGCTTGGTGCGGCCGTCGCGGCCATCGATTCGATGGACATGCCGTCGGCCAACTATCACGTTATCGATGCGACCCCAGGGCAGGCCAGCGGAGCCAAGGCCAAGTTCACCTTCGCCAGGCTCAACACGCTCCTGAACAAGATGGGCGACGCTCGGGAGAGCATCACGACGCTGGTCTTCCACAGTGCCGTTCTGGCCGACCTGATCGCCGACGGCCTGTCCAACTACGTCGTGGACAGCGTGGCCGGCGCGATGGTCATCAAGGATGCGCCCATGGCGATGGGACGCAACATCATGGTCATCGACGCGTCGCAGCTCTACAACGAGCTGACCTCCAGCTACTACACCCAGTACTACGTCCTGGGCCTTGGCGAGGGTGCCTTGCAGGCCACCATCGTCAGTGAGGACGCGCCGATCGAGAAGGTCGAGACCGACAAGAAGGTCACCTATTGGACACTGCGGCAGGACTACGACGTCGAGTTCGCCATCCAGGGCATGAAGTGGGTCACCGGCAACGGGACCAACCCGACCGACGCCGAACTGGCCACCGCAGCCAACTGGGACGAAGACCTGAGCGATCACCGTGAGTGCAGGATCGTCAAGGGGGTGTACAACGCGTCGTAGCCGCCCGGCGATCAGCACGGCGGCGATCGTCGTGGGGAACGGCGGCAGTGTCGATGAGGTCGCGCCCGGTTTCTGGACGGTTCCGGGCGTGGCTTACATCGGCACGAACCGCTGCCTGGTGATGGCTTCAGTGCAGCACGTGCCGTGGACGGCCGTGTGCATGCGGGACCACTACCGAAGCATGTGGGCGGACCCCATCCGGGGCTGGGAGTATCACGAGCGGCACTGGAAGCCGGCAACCTGCTGGAAGGTGGGCGCCGCCGGCGACCGCGGCCCGTGGTGCAACGAGTATGTCCGCCAGATTCCCCTCTGGCGGCACAAGCCGGCCTACGACCACAACCGTGAGATGGCGGTCATGCGCAACTCATCAGTGGTGCTCATGGCGGCGAACTGGGCGTGGCTGTGCGGGGCTCGAAAGATTTACCTGATCGGCGTGGACTACCACCCGCCGGCTCACGGGCGAATGATCGAACCGTGGGCGTCGCTGCCGCAAGGCAACGCCGGCCACTACGACCGCCCGGTCCCACCGGCCATCGAGAAGCAGTTTCGCCGGGCCGTCCGGGCCGTGACGTCGGCCGGCGGAAAGATGGTGAACCTCTCACCCCAAACGGCCCTCCAGGCGGTGCCGCAGCAGGCGTGGTCAGAGGCCCTGCGCCCATGAACGTCTCATTCCTCATCACCAACGCCGAATGGCGCCGCTGCACGTGTCAGCGCGCAGTCCACGACGGGCTTCGAGCCCTCGGTCACCGCGTGAAGGTCGATCGGCCGGCGATGGGGCCGGGCCGGGCCGACGAGGACTTCGACTGCGCGTTTATCTGGAACGGTATCCACAGCAACCGCGGGGAGGCGATTCGGGCATTCCGCGCCGCGGGCAAACCGGCGTTCATCATGGAGTGGGGCTTCTTCGATCGGATGCGGCAGGCGCAGATCGATTCGGTGGGCTTCAACCACACGGCGTCCTGGGCCGGTACGCTGAGAGAGCCTGCCCCGCAGGCCGGACGCAGTCGATTCGAAGCGGTCTGGGGCGGACCGCCCACGCCAATGGCCGCTAGGGACAAGGGATACGTCCTGCTCCTTCTGCAGGTCCCCACCGATTCGCAACTGCGCGACAGCGAGATCCACCACCCCGGGCCGATGGTTGACGCCGTCGAAGATGCCATGCCCGGCAGTATCCCGCTGCGCGTTCGCCCACATCCGGTCTCGCCATGGAACTGTGGCACGAGGCGCCGCGGCCAGCCACGACACGCGCAGATGTTGATCGGCGGGTCGCTGGTCGATGCGGTCGCCGGAGCGAGGTTCTGCCTGACCATCAACTCCAATGCGGGCAACGAGGCCCTGGTAATGGGCTGCCCGGTCTTATGCCTCGGCCCGGCGCTGTACGCCATGGCCGGGGCCGCGATGCGGACGACCCTCTCAGGGCTGCCCCTGGCGATACGGCACATGCTGGACGGATGGCATCCCGTCCACGTACTGGTTGAGAACTACCTGCATCATCTCGCCTGCCATCAATATGGCATTGACGAGTTACGAATGGGCGCACCCCTGCGGGAGATCATGGCGTGACGCTTCCCCTGGCCGGAACATCCTGCCTGGTGTTCGGCTGCGGCGAGATCGCACCTGACTTGCGTCGGGCACTGGGCGGCGACCGCGGGCACCGCCTGCTGATCTGCGTTAACCGGGCAGCAACGGTGCACCGCGTCGCGGCCGACGTGACGGTCTGGATCGACCCGGGGATCTGGGAATCCCGGCGAGCCGGGATTCGCGGCCTGTGCGTCTACGACAAGGCCATCGACGGACCACAAAATGCCAACGCAGTTCCCCTGCCGATGTGGCGGTCGGCGCTGTCCCGCTGGCTGAACCCCGGACGGCTGTATCACCTGCCGAACACGGCCGTCGTGGCCGCCCTGTGGGCGATGTCAGTCGGCTGCCGAATGGTGGGCCTGGTCGGCTGCGGATGCCGGCCCGACGGGCGCCGGGCACATCAGATCGACGCCATGCGGCGGGTCCGCGACAAGGCGCTGGCCACGTACCGAGACCTGTACCTGATCGAAGACCTGCCTGCGTGGCTGGCCTGGACTGAGGAGGCCATCACGCTCAAACGAATCCACGACGATCCCGCTGACAGACTCCGGGAGTTCTACCGATGAGCTTCGACTACTGCTTCGCATACGAGGATCGTGGCCGGATCCACACGTCCCGCTGGGTGTTGAACGGCGTCCGGACCACGGCCACCGGCAATCTGAAGGACGGCCGCCTGTGGATGACCGCCGCCGACACCGACGGTACGGTCACCGTGAACCTGTACAAGGACCCCGCCTGCGCGGCCAGCGACAAGGTGGCCACAGGCACGGCCGACATCGGCGGCATCGCTGATGTAGCGGCGCGTTGTACCCTGACGGCCGCAAACAACAGCGGCCTGACCGGCGAGTTCTACTTTGAGGCATATCAAGCCGATCCAGCGACGGAAGTCGAGGTGCTCGTTGTCCTGGCGATGGATGCCGACCTTTCGCTCGAATACGGCGACCTTTCCACCCTGCCGGCCTACGACCCCACTACGGGCATGGCTGTTTACCTGGCCGCGGCGACGAAGAAGACGCTGCTGCTGGCCTCGCAGCTCTTTCGCGACCAGATGGGCGGCTGCGGTGCGCCGGAGAACCGATACAGGACGGCCGCCTCGCGCGACTGCCCGGACTATCGCGTCCTGGCCAACCCCGACCAGTTGCAGGATGCATGCGTGCACTGGGCGCTGACCCTGGCGTTTGGCCGAAGCCATGAAAGGGCCGGGCAGTCGATGTACAGCGAACTGCGCAACTACCACGACGAGAAGCGCCGCGAGGCGATCGATTCATGGAATATCGCATTCAACACCGACCCGGACGACAACCAGGATGCCGACGAGACCCGACACCCCTCGGCCGTGCCGGTCACGAGGCTGTGAGACGTAGCCATGACCGCAATCAGAGTCAGCAATATTGATGACGCGATCCTGACGGCGCTGAAGACCACGCTGGAGAACGCCACCATCGACGGCCGGAAGGTCTTCGAGCGAGTGGCCGTGGTCGGCTCGCGGGACGAAGCCGAGGCCAAGTGCTTCACCGCATCGCCGACGGCCGCCCTCGTCTACGAGGCCACCGAAACGCACGACGTGCCGGACCAGACCGTTGGGTGCGTGCTCCATGCCATGGTGATGGTCGCGGCGAAGGGAGCCACCTCGACCCAGCAGAGCCGCGAGCTGACCAGGCTCATAAACGCCGCCCGGAACGTCCTGCATGATGCCCCGCCTGCTGACGCCAACGGGTTTGCCGAAGGCCCCGGCGGCGAGTACCACCCCCGCATCCGGGTCGCCAGACCGCAGCCGGATGAGAACCCAACCGATCCCTGGGCAATCGCGTGGTTGCCCGTAGAGGTGGCCTACCGAACGGCCACGAACAGCTCGCATTGAGGAGAGCACCATGCCCTTTGAAGTCCTCATCAACCCGCACAACGTGACCTTCGGGTCCACCGCCGTCCTCGGGGTCACGGCAGTCGCGTACGATCCGGTGTCCCTCGGCCCGCAGGTCCATGTTGCCGACGACGGCAGCGTGGCTGTCACGGGCAGGTCCTCGCATGACGCGCACAGCGGGACCGTCACCTTGGCCGACCCGACCCAGGCTCGTGCCCTGGCCGCCCAGGCAGGACCGGCGACCTTCAGCTTCGACTGCGAGGCCTCGGATGGCGGGGCCGATGCATCGTACAGCTTCGCCGACGCCCAGTTCAGCGAACCATTCGAATCCGTCGGCACCGGGCAGGCAGCAGGCTGCACGCTGCGTTTCTCGGCCAAGACACTGACCGTAACCTGATATGACACCCGACCAGATCAGGCAGATCGAGGTCTCATCCCGCCGCAACAGGGGCCCGGATGGGGCGCACCCGGACGCCTACCTGTGCGCAGGGTCCGCCCTGACGTTTGGCGGCGTGGACTTCGCAGCGGCACCGCTGTATCCGTCGGGCGCTACGCGCATCCTGCCGCGGTTCGACGGCGACGACGTCACGCTCGACGTCCAAACGGACACTGCACTCGTCGACGAAGCGCTCGTCACACTGGCCGGAAAGCTGCGTTCGCTGGCTCCGGTGGACCAGGGCGATCTGTGCCCCGCCTGTGGACAACCGGTCGATCCCCGCCTTGTGGTCGATCCGGCGGAGGACGTGGAGTTTCTTCGGACAATCTTCTGCTACGCCAGGCGATGCTTGCTGCGCATGTATGACCTGAGCGCCGAGCAATTGGCGGCGCTGTTGACGTTCGACTCGACGGCTCTGCCTCAGTGGATTGCCCAAGTGCTCGACCACGCGCTCGGCCGGCCCGGGAGGGATGGATGATGGCACGAACACTGGAAGCCAGGCTGCAGTCCGGCACGGCCCAGGCCCTGCGTGCGGCAAACGACGTGGAAAGCCAACTGCAGCGAGTCAACCACACCCGGATCCACCCGATGAAAGGCGTCTCCGGTGAGACGGCGGGGCTGGCGGCGGCGCTGAGGAGTGTTCTCAGACTGCTTGATACGGTCCATCAGCATCAACAGGTCGCCAGTCCTGCGGCCGCTCCACACGCCGAACAGCCCCGGCCAACCGGCGCCCGGCGCAACCGCGAGATCGCCGATCGCGCCTGGCGCCTGTTCAGACAGACAAGACCGGCCGCCCCCGCCCAGACCGAGGAGCGCAGCCGACCTGCGCCCCCGGCCGATCAGGCCGCTGCCCCGGCACGTGCTACGTCCGACGGCGGCGCCGGCCGCGCCGCGCCGGCGCCGCCGGTCACCTCCTGGCAGTCCGGGGCCGGCGGCGAGCCGCATCGGCTTGCAGACATCCTCACCGAACGGGGCGCTGCCGTCGTGCACATCGGCACGTACTACGGGTACAAGCCCCACGACGCAGCCACCAACACCGAAACACGTACGGGAGACTGATCCATGGCCTCCGGTCCACCTGTTTGGGACCCGGACGGGTCCGACCTGACGCTGGCCCACACGGGTTACCACATCCAGCCCGGCAGCCCGCACCCGCGGATGACGCAGCACGCGATGCCCGGCGTCGACGGAGCGTTCGTTGGCTTCCACGGCGTCGGGCCGCGAATCTGGCACGGACGGGGATTCCTCGAAGTGAACCTCGCCGCCAGCGCCGCCGCGGCCGCCGATGATCTCAAGGCCGCCATCATCGCACGCCAGGGAAAGGTCGCCGCGGAGATCAAGACCTACCGCGACTCGACGGGCGACGACTACACGTACTGCGTCCTGCTGGCCTACCGCACCGCCGGGCCGATCACCACGCACCTCGAATCCGACGGCCAGAGCTACACCGCCCGCTGCGCCGTCACATTCACCATCATGGAACAGGACCCAACGTAATTGTAGATTTTAGATTGACGATTCTGGATTGAACGGCCGTGACCGAACGCCAAGGTTTCGGTGCGGCGCGCACTCTACAACCTGCAATCGCAAATCCAAAACTGCTCTAAGGCTCAAACATGGGTATTACCGGCACGGAAATCGAGATTCCGACGTTTACGGTCAAGTCGGCCCCGGTCACGCAGGAGGAAAGCGGCAGCGTCTCACCGACATGGGGCGCGGAGGTTACCGAAACGCGCCTGGAGCCTGTCCGCCTGCGAATGGGCTGCAACGGCGAGCCGTCCGTCCTGACGCTACGGCGGCTGCTCGAGCAGGCCGAGGGATTCGTTCCCGAAGATGCCGAGGACAGCGGGTACCTCCACGGCAAGCGGATCCGCCTGATCGACGACAGCCAGACCGAATGGTTCGCCGGATACACCGGGCAGGACGCGTTCCTGATCCAGGCCGACCCGGTCAACGAGACCCACACCGTAACGGCCTATGGGCCGGAGCTGAGGCTCTCGCAGAGGATCGTCTCGGGCCAGTGGCACGTGACCGGCGCCGTGGAGGACAAGATCTTCGCCGGCACGCACGCTGACGCCGATTTCGTCCGGGCCAACATCTACCAGTCCGACCTGCCGGTGATCTTCAACACCGGAGGCCGGCCGAACATGTATGACGATTCGTTCCACTGGGTTCTCGCCACGGGCGGCAGCACGGCCGATGCCAATCGCGGGTGCAGCGTCTTCGACGCGCCGGGGCGGAAGGTCGTCGAGAAGGGCCAGTCTTCGCCGACCATCGAGGCCGAGTTCTGGACCGCGTACAAGGCCCTGCGGTCGCTTGTGGAATGGTTCGACGACGGCACCGCGCTCAAGATCACCCAGGCCGAATGGACCGCCATCGAGACGACCCTGGGCGCAACAACCCGAATCGGGGAAGTCCATGTCGACGGGTTGACGCTCCCGGAAGCGATGCGCGCGGTGCTCCAGCCGCTAGGCTTCGGCTTCTGCATCGAGCCGTGGTCCGAAACGGCCGGGTCGTTCCTCCACAAGCTGCACGTTGAGAACCTCCGCAATGCCTCCACGACCGTCACGGTGGACCTGGCGCCCAAGGGTACGGGCGTCTCGGACGCCTACGCCCAGGCCGGCCAGGTCAAACGACTCGATTTTCTCCGCGACGGGCACAACATCCGCAACGAGGTCACCATCCTGGGCGACAAGGAGCGCGTTCAGGTGGCCTTGGAGTTCCACGATGATGCCGACGGCCGCGACCTGCATCCCGCGTGGGACACCGCCGATCACGATCTGGACGACTACGACACCTCCGACGTGATCGACCTGCTGAGCAGCGGCATCGCCGCGACCGACTGGCGCACCTTTGCGGCGCGGTATCATCGCTCGGGTTCGGACCATGAGTCGTACAGGCACGTGTTCCGCTCGTTCGCCTGGAACGAGGACGGGGCGTTTTCGGAGGTGGTCTGCGACGGGTCGGACAACCCGCTGATTCCCGATCTCCCGGGCGACCACGGCATGGGTGACGGCTACAACTGCCTTCGCCGCGGCCGGCCGATCGGGCCGACGCTCGTCTGGGCCGACGACAACAAGACGACCTACAAGCCCGCATACGTCCACCTGTGGGTGATCGTTGGTTCAAACACGTACACCGTCGACATCACCGATGCGGGCGATATCTGGACAGATCGGGCGGGCCTGACCATCCGAGGCGCCGCGGGTGGAGATTTGTTCGAGATCGGCGACCAGGGCCGCTTCGGCGCGTCGTGGTGCCCGTTCGCGACCGACGCCGAAGACTCGGGCATCCCCCAGGCGCTCCAGCAAACCAGCTACCTGACGCTGCTGCACAACGCCCTGCGAAGTGGCGGAACGTACCGCCTGGGCCTGACGCTCGCCGGAACCATCGAGGACGACAAGTGCCTCCGCGCCACCGCGAGCAAGCAGTCCGGCCGGGCCATGCCGCTCCTGTCTACCCGCGTCGTACGACTCGATCAGTTCAAGAAGGTCGCCGCCTCCGATGACCTGCCGGGCACGGAGGACACGCGGGACGATGCTGCCATACTGGCTGCCTATGCGACGGTCCTCCGCGACGCCGGGGAGGACGAACTCGGCATGGGCTCGCTGACCATTCCATTCGTCACACGTACGCTGGGCGAGCAGGCGCTTCGGCCCCTGTTGGGCGTTACGGGTACCACCGGCCGTGTTATCGGCTTCGACGTGGACGGCGGGGCCGAGGTCAACTACCCGCTCATTCGTTCGGTGACCGTCACGTTCGGGGATTCGCAGGTCACCGAACTGACGCTCGACAGCAACCTGCCGGGGATCTCCTGATGCTGGATTTCGGCGACACGCGGCTCTGCAGGATCACGGCCTCCGGCGGTGACGGCACGTACACCGCAACGGAAGTGGCCCGCAAGGCCGACAACAGCGGATGGGATACGCTGTCCGCCCCGTCGGGTCTCGTGGCCTTCACGCTGCGAGAGGTCAACGACAGCACCGCGCTGGCCGTTGACGACATCGTGCCGTTCTGGCGGGCGCTGGGCAAGGGACAGAACTGGCGGTACTACACCAGCGCCGCGCTGACGCTGGCCTCGGCCCCATCGGACGGCCACGTCGCACGGTATGACACCACTGGCGGGTGGGTCCCGACCGATCCGTCCGTCGTGACGGCAGAAAGCATAGGCTTCAACAAGGTCGTGGACCAGTTCATCCAGTTCAACGACAGCCTGTCCGTGGCCACGCAGGAAGTCACGATCGACGACGCGGACTTCAGGGACACGATCGTCAAGGTCGAGGCGTGGATGCTGGGCGACAATAGCGACCCGCCGGATATAACGTCACCGTTCGGCAAGTCCAGCGGGACTGACTTGTATCTGCCTCCGGCCTTGTTCTGGGTGGACGCCACGCCGGCGGTCGACGTGAAGCTGATGGAGGGCGGCAATCTCGACCTGATACTTGACAAGGACGACGGCAAGCTCAAGTGGTCCTACACCCAGACCAGCCCGTACCTGTGGGGATACTGTATCGTCTGGGTGCGCAATTCCACAACACCGGACGTGATTGTCTCATCGTGAGGACAGCCATGACTCACCACGAATCCCCCGACGCGATCCGCCCCGAATGCCTCGCCAAAATGGACGCGATGCACGAGACGCTGAAACGGATTGACAAGGCCCTGCTCGGCAACGGCGACAGCGACAAGGGCCTGATCGCCCGTGTGGCCGCACACGGGCTGGCCCTGAAGATCATCGGCACGGCGGTGGGCATTCTCGTCGCGGCCGCCCTGACCGCCGTCCTGGCCGGCTGCGGCGCACCGGCCGGCCCCGCCAACAGCGCCACGCCCGTCGCCGCCGCCGCGCCAGAGATCACCGCCCGAGACGTCAAGGAGATCAAGTCGTCCATCGAGCAGGTGCAGACCACCGTGCAGACCACCAGTTACGCCCTGGACGCCGAACGCGCCGCCGTGATGAAGGCCGACCTCCGCCGACAGGAAAAGCGCGCCGCACAGGTCACGGCGGTCCTCGTCGGCCTGGTGATTCTGATGGCCGTCGCCCCCGCTTTTCTCCCGGCCAACCTGACCTGGCTGGGCTACATCGTCGGCATCGCCATCGTCGCCGCCGCCGTCGCCCTGCCCCTCCTCTGGCCGTTCTGACGGACAACGCTCGCCCTGCTTCCCCCCGTGCCGGTGGCTCCTCCACCGCCCGGGGGATTGTTCATGCGCAGGCTCGACGTTGGCAGGGATTTGGTCAGGACGTGCTGGATGCGGTACAATCACAAGTGATGACTCTGCGAAAACTGGTCCTGGCGATTGTTGTGGCGGTATGCGTCCGGTCGAGTCCGGTGGCTGGAGACGTGAGGCAGCCGCGGTTCGGGGCGGCCCAGGTCACCTCAGCCGGGCAGGCAGTCGGAGCGGCTAGCTCTTCGGTTTGCGGCTTCGTGGTCGTGGCCGGCGGCGCGGGGCCGCAGGTTGCTCTGACGAAACGGCCCACGTCCTTTCTGGCGGCCGTGCAGGGCGATGAGCACGTCAGCGTTTCCGTTCCATGCCAAGGGCTCGAGGGGCGCGTCGCGATTGTGGTCGAGGCGTGCCTGGTCGGCGGCGATGGCGCCGAGGTGGAGTTGGCCGTTGGCGATCGGCGTACGCTCGCGACGTTGCAGCCCGGGCGGAGCGTGAGGCTGAAGGTCGATTGTCAGGCCGGGGCGGCCGGACCGGTGATCCGGGCGACGACGCGGGCTCGCGGCCGGGAGGCGGGCGTGCGGTGGCGCGGGCTGCGACTGGAAACGTCCAAGGGGCGGTTCGACGTGCCGACCTGGCCCGCCGAGGCCAAGCCGACCGGCCGGGCCCCGACAGTCCTGCCGGCGCTGCGCCGCCCGATCGTCCAGGCGCTGATCGCGTGGGACTGGCGCATGCAGGACGGCATAACGACCGGGCGTCAGGCCTCGACCTACCCCCCCGCGGTCGGCCTTGCCCTGCGGCGAGGCGACAGGCTGATCGCCGACCTGGCCTCGGCCGGTGTGGACCTGCGAACCCAACGCAGGCAGTGGCAGTCGCTGCGCGAGCGTCACAGGGCGCTTGCCGCCCGGAAGGACGCCGGGGGCGATCACCCCGACTGGGAGGACCTCTGGCGCCGCGTCCACGTCCTGAGGCGAGCGATCGCCCTGGCCAATCCGCTGGCCGGGCGAACGCCACTGGTGTTCGTCAAACAGGTTCCGGGGGCCTTCAGTCACCAGCTCACGCAATACTACGGCCGATACGCCCGACCGGGCGGGGGCATCTTCATCCTGGACCAGCCGGGCCGCAGCTTCCGCACACGCCAACTCGCACCGGACGCCCTGGGCCCGGGAAGCTACCAGCACCCGGAACTGTCCTACGATGCCGACCGGATCCTCTTTTCGTACTGTCAGGCCGACACGACCCCGCGCGATACCCGCCGCGGCCACGCCGGACGGTACTACCACCTCTACGAGATGACGGTCGACGGCAAGCGCGTCCGGCAGATGACGCGCGGGCCGTTCGATGACTTCTCCCCGAAGCACCTGCCCAACGGCAAGATCGTGTTCATCTCCACGCGCCGCCGCGGCTGGCACCGCTGCGGGAATCCCGGCTGCGAGAACTACACGCTGGCCCTGGCCGAAGCCGACGGGTCCAACCCCCGAACCATCTCCTGCCACGAGACCAACGAGTGGGATCCGGCCGTGCTGGCCGACGGACGCGTCATCTACACGCGCTGGGACTACGTCGACCGCCACGCGGTGTACTACGAGCAGCTCTGGACCGTCCGCCCCGACGGCAGCTCGCCGACGATCTTCTACGGCAACAACACGTTCAACCCGGTGGGCCTGTGGGAGGCTCGGCAGGTGCCCGGCAGCCCGCGCGTGATCGCCACGGCGGCGCCGCACCACGGCATGACGGCCGGGTCCATCGTGCTGGTGGACGTCCGCAAGGGCGTCGACGGGCCCGCACCGCTGCAGCGCCTGACGCCCGAGACGCCCTTCCCCGAAAGCGAGGCCCTCCTGCTGCCGAACTGGCGGGCCACGGCCGGCAATCTGCGACCATCGCTTAGCGTCGAGGCCCGGCGCTGGCCCGGACACTGCTACCGAAGCCCCTGGCCGCTCTCGGA